TTCGAAAAGAAAGGAGAGTAATCTATGTGGTGGATAACAGCACTGTCAGTAATTATATTCTTGTTCTTACTTGTTGAGATAGACAGTAATACAAGGTATAAAGATAATGAGGATATAGAGTAATAAATACACTCCCTCATTCTTGGTATATCACAATGGTATGCCAAATTAAAATAAAGGAGACTCCAAATGAGCACAATAGTTGATATATTATATTGGATTCAGACAAGTGAATCTGAGCCCAATAAAACTGCTGAGACAGCTGATAAGGCTGATTTCTTCAGTATAAGAAAGGAAGACCTTGACAGAGACAGAGTAGCTCAGATAGCAACATATCTGAACTATAAAGGCGAAGTCAGGGAATCCGAGTCTGGACAGAGCTGGTTAGTATTCAAATCAGCAGGCTCTCAGCAATTTGATTTAAGTTGCTTGCCAAGTCCAGTTAGTGCATAACCAACAGAAGTAAGTAGTATAGAAAGAGGAGACTTAACTCAGGTCTCCTCTTTTTTTGTTGTTATTTGTATGGTAGTAGCTATTCACCGATGAATCGTCTTAGAACGATAAAAATGCTGGACATAAAAAACAGGTGTTGGTCTTATAATAGCTTGCAAGTCCTGTTTAATGTTAGACTATAAACACACACGGTTACGTTAACATGTGCGTTAACAAAGGGGCTAAGTAGCTACTATCATATATATTTAAAACAAAGGAGAATAAAATGGAATTAACAAAAGAAAAAGAAGAACAGCTACAACAAGATATAATGACACATTTGGATAGCTGTCCAGAGGACTTAATTAACGAGTTGTGTCAGGTTGTAGTTGATTATAAAAATATCAAAATAAAGCAAGCCAGGTTCTACATGGAGAAAATAACAATGCCAGAAGATATTATACTTGATTTAGCTAAAACACTTCAACTAATAGCCAATCATTGTAATTGCAATGACGGGAATGCTGAATCAGTTGGTTTAGATTGGAACTATTTACATAAACTTAACGGCAGAACTCAACATTGGTTAGATGAGATACATGATTCAAGCAAATATATTGATTCTTGGGAGGCAGCAGAAAGGAGAACAAAATGTATTTAAGTGAATGTTGTGACGCATTGCCTTATACTGAGACATATAAAAATATGGGTAAATGTAGCAGGTGCAAAGAAGACACGGTATTTTATAAAGAGGAGACTCTTGCTGTCAGGAATACTGGTATGCCCATAGAAAATCCAGTAGACGGTGAAGACGATTTATCGTTTTTGGATGACGAATGAAAATAATAATAGGAACTATCTTAGTATTATTTAGTCTAAATACTATACTTATTAAGTATGGTCACATCACAATCAAAAGGACGGGAAGAATCATCATGGATAAAGCTTATTTCATAACACAAACGCTATTATTGTGGCTTGAGCATATAGCCATGATATTCTCTGGTTTAGTATTTGGACTTTGGATAGCAAAAAGAAGGTCTAAGAAAAACGAGATTAGCCAGCCAATACTAACAAGAGAGGAAGTTAGATCTATTGTAAAAGCAGAAAACAGTTATCGGGAAGTAGCAGAAGCAAAAGAGATAACTAAAGAAAAACCAAAGGAATCAATATGTCCTGAATGGGGAAAAGAATTTGTTAGCGCCATTGGACAAGTATGGTTAGAAAAGAACTTTGGTAAAAGTAATATAATAGGGAGAACATAAATGCCGAGAAATAATAGCCTATGGGCAGTAATAGACGAACTAAGAGCAGAAATAGAGCAGGTTGAGACACACTATGAAAATGCTTGTTCGAATCTGCAGGAAGTAGAACTTGAACTTGCGAAAAAACAACAGATAATAGAAGATCAGAAAAATAGTATGGATATGTTTATGTCGGGCACAGAGAAAGGTAATAGAGAGGATAAGGCAGATGGCAGAGTATATGATGCTATTACAGGAGAAGAATAATGGAGAATATTAAACAACAACATGAATTCAAATGCCCCGCATGTAATGCCAATGACATAGAAGTAAGAGCATGGGTAAAATTAAATGCTACCAGTGATTTTCTAAACTACAATCATGCCTGTAATTCTTGTGAAGATGTTGATCACTGGTGTAACGAATGCCATACTCATATTGTACCTGATTGGAGAATAAAATGAAAGCAATAACAATAAGTAAATTCGGAACAGACTGGTATCACTTTGGAGACATACCACAAGGCCATTTATATATAACTGTCAACAATCTTAGACAGTCATCAGATAAAAAGGCACTCAAAACAGCAAAAGGACTGAATCCAAACTTTAAATATATAATAAAGGAGAAGAAAAATGATTCAAAAGACTAAGCTGAAAAAGAAATTCAATGAAGCAGGGTTACAAATAACCAAAGAAGTTATCGATGCATTAGATCACAAAGTCGATAAGCAAGTAGATAGTTGGGTAAAATTGACAAAAGAAAATAATGTCAAAAGACTGACTATTGAATTATTATGGAGTTGTACACGACCATTTCGCCTATAAGTGACTCCCTCTTTAGTGGCATTCTGGTGCCATGACAAAGGAGATATATCATGACTAGAATAATATGTTGTACTGAATGTACACATTGGGACAATCAAATAGATGGGAGAAACACTATGTTAGGAAGTAAAGTAGATAGCTATGATGATGAGCTATTAAAAATAAATCAAATGTATAGCTCAGTAGGAATAAATGACGGAACAACATTTAAGAGACTACGATTCATTGGTTTTAGAAGCATGAATGGTAAGAGTATTTGTGTGTTCATGTCAACTGATAATAAAGTAATAACAGTCAATCCATCGTATTTAGCATATACAATGAGGGAAGACAACCATGACATCAATAACTAATACACCAAAAGAGTTTCAACGAATGAAGTATTGGAAAGGGAAGGATTGTCCAATATGCCTTCAGCCAATGAAATACATTGAGATTGAAGGTTTTGGACCAGAAGCATCTTGTGGCTGTAGCAATCCGCCAGATGCTGGAGAAATACACGACAAACAACAGGAGATAGACATGAGTATTTTAACAGCAGGTCGAACAGCCAGAAGTATAACATGGATAGCCTTCGCATTCGAAAAAGTGTTGGGTGGATTAACAATCTTAGGCAAGCGTGGCTATGAAATAATAAGCAGTAAACAAAGGTTCAAGGTAACAGTAATGGTTGAAGGTGCAGAATTAAGTGTTAAAGCAAGTGTTACTGCACGTGAAATACAAACAATGTTAGCAGCGATGAAACACTTCGAAAGCATACAGCTCATAATCACAAAATGAGGTCACACAATGATAGGACATTACTTAATAATACTAAAAGAGTCATTTCAATTAAGTACTCGCTCACCATATGATAAAATAAGATTAATGGATAGCACGGAGCTAAAGGAGTTCGTTAGTAAGAATAGAAAGCCCGCCTATAGAGCTATTGAACAAAGATCATACACAAAAAATGATAGGGTATTAGCTAGCCAGGTAACTTACGCTAGAAATCTTCTAAGAATGCAGCCATGATAGGCCGCCTATATTATGGAGACTTAGAATGTCCTGAGTGTGAGGAAGAGCTAACACCTGAAATAAGATTTATTCCAGTCAACAAAATGGAAGATGTATTAGCATATGAAGAAGTATGCGATGGATACGTCTGCATGAGTTGTGGCTGGGACACTAAAGAAGGAATGCATAACGCAGAAACACGTAAGGAGAATTAAAAATGGGAATGATGATTCATTGTGGTGGAAAAGCAGTCGACTATTTGGATCTATTAACATATGAGCCACCTAAAGCAACTAAATCTTATCAGCCAGTAGGTCACTATGATTTAGTTACAATGGCTTGTAAGATTGCTAATGACATGCTGAAGGACTATAGGTTTGATCATGCTAAATATGCTGTAGCTAAAGAAGGTAACAGAATGTTTGGTATGTTAACATATAGATCAAATGATATAGACCCACATGAAGTACCAACAACAAATAACTCTAAATATAAAGATAGGGATAGATCAGCAGATCTAGGATTAAATATAGCAATACGTAATTCCTATGATAAAAGCATGAGTGTTGGTATGGTAATGGGTGCTACAGTATTTGTTTGTGATAATCTCGCATTAACAGGTGAAATTGTCATAATGAGAAAGCATACTACCAATGTTTGGGAAGACCTTAAAGACTCAATGATTACTACTATATATAAGAGTCAGACAAACTTTCCAAAGATTCAAGAAGATGCAAATAGAATGAAAAATATCAACGTAACTGATGATCAAGCATATGAATACATGGGATTGCTATATGGCCATGGTCTATTAAGGCCGAGACAGCTAAACCATGCAATATCAGAATGGAAAGAACCATCATATACAGCATTTCAAGATAGCAAGAATGTGTGGACTCTCTATAATAGTATCACTGATTCATTAAAGAGTACTCCACCAGATAAGATTATGCAAAAACATTTAGATTTGCATGATGAAACAACTAAAAGGTTTGCAATAGCTTAACTAACTTAGGAGGCCCACATGAGCCCCATGAAACCAATAAGTAATGAGATAATGGCTCTTTTGGAAGAATATGAAATAGACCCAAAAGAAGCATTATGGAATTGTCATGGTACTTGGGTAATGTACCATAAATACATCGAAAAAATTGCAAGAATGATGAATATACACTTTCGGGAACCAACTATAATAGAAGGTGACTATTCCACTGGAACAGCTGTTATTCTTGTAACAGGATATATATCAAATCCAGGCACAGACAATACAAGTAATATTTGGAGTATAGGTGAATCCCATCCATCAAATACTACAAATAAATATCCGTATGCTATGGCAGAAAAACGAGCTAAGGACAGAGTAATTCTAAAGCTAGCTGGCATACACGGTTATATATATTCTGAGGAAGAGGCTGATGAGTTCAAGGAAAAGAAAGTAGCAGCAGAACCATTAGATGATAGCATTAGTCCAGCTCAACTAATAGTAATAGAAGGACTATCTAAAAGCATACATATCGACAAGGCTGAAAAAGCAGATATATATGAGTGGCTTAAGAAAGATATAACTGTTATAGAAGCAGCTGACGAAATATCAAGAATCCAAAAACTAATAGCTGATAGGAGATAATTATAATGGCCTTAGATTATGGGGATAGCAGCAAATCAACAAAGAATGTTTCATTACAGCCAGTAACTATACTGGATATCGAGGCATTCTATGATACAAAACAGCATTGGCAGGAAAAAGCTGATGATGTTGGTGTATCATTAACACTAGACATAGGAAGAGATTTTAACCCAACAATGTATATAGGTGGTCTTCATAAAGTAGATAAAATGTCTGGTAATAAAACATACGGATCATCTGTAAGAGTAAAGATACTAATGCAGGCCATAGGCTTAGGAAAAGGTATTGATGACTTTGTATTCAAGAAAGATCAAGATGGTCTTGAGAAAGCAATAGGAAGAGAATTTCTAAGACTTAGCTTTAAATACATTAAGCCTAAAGATGGATCCATAGGCTGGAGAGATTGGCATACTGTAGCAAAAGTAGGTCAGGAAGACGCACTTCTAGCTAGATTTAAGAAAGCTATTGATGAAGGTTGGGTAAAGAATGTCTATAAACCTGAATCAATAAATGGTACAAATGGAGACTCTCCAATGTCAGGGCCTTGGGACAAAAGTGTCGAAGTCTAGGAAGTTTACAATAAAAGAAATAATATTGTTCTTTCTAGACGCTCGGTTAAACGTGGGTGACAATGAGATAAGTTCTCATCATTTTGAGGATATTCTACCAAGATACGGAGATAGCAACTGGAGGCTTAAGCATAATCCTTCTAGTTATAGCAGAGCATGGAGAGCCATGAAATCAAACGGATCATCTGATCTAGAAAAGATCGGTGTATATAGTGTTACTAGAAAACCTACTAAAAGTAAGGAAGCAACATGGATACTAAATACGTTGAAATTGCAGTCGGAGCAGTTAACAATAGAGGAAATGTAGAAGAGCTAAAAAATCTCTATAAATATATAAGACCAAATAGAGAAATATATAGAAGCATTTTCTTATTAGACGAATCAGCTCCAGATCATTTCAAAAATAGTGGTACAATTAAAGACTATAAAGGAACATATAGTCTTGATAAGATTATTTTTGATATTGATATCAGCAATGAGATTATGGGAGACTCTCTAGTTTATCAAGCCACCTGTGCATTTGTAGAAGAGCTAAAAGAAATGGGAGTCTCCGAAGAAGACATAAGAGTATGGTTTTCTGGAAGAGGCTTCCATATTGAAATACCAGATTTGTTTGGGTTTCAAGAGAGCAGGAATTTGCCACAAATAGTTAAAGCTACTATAGCAGAAAACTTTAGTGACATTCCTGATAATATATACGACAAAGGAAGGATCATAAAAATAGGCTACTCATATAATAGCAAGAGTGGATTGTATAAGACACCCCTACAGTTGCGGGAACTGTTTAATATGGACTATTTAAAAATAGCTGAGTTAGCTAAAACAATAAGGAAAGACTATAGTCACCCGCCATTGGAATCTCCTGAAGTAATATGGAACTCAAAGATAGTTAGAGTAGCCGAAGTTAAAGAAATAAAGAAACCAAAATCTGATGACTATACGGCTAATGTAACCTGCATACAAAAGATATATAATGAAAAAGACCAGGTAGGAAAAAGACATACTATATTGCTCAGGCTGATTAATGGATGGAAAAGACTAGGACTAGCTAAAGAAGCATCTAGATTACTAGGTAATTCATGGTCTCCATCTTTAGGTGAGGAAGAAATAGACCGCATGATAGAGGATGTATATAAATGGAATCACACAGGTTATTCATGTAGTGATGTAATACTTCATAAATATTGTGATCCATTATGCAGATTCTATAAGAATAAAGATTGGGGGCTTGAAATAATGAATGTTGAAGTTCTCAATAAGAACTTCATCGAGTTCATGAACCAAGACCTAGATACATCTAGTTTCGATCTTCAGGATATATATAAAAGCTTAAAGAATCCTTATAGGTTCTATCCAGGAGAGCTAGCCGTTGTTATTGGAGATACAAAGGTAGGTAAGACAGCATGGCTTCAAAATATATGTATTGCACTTAAGAATATGAGCATCCTCTATTTAAGTCTAGAAATGGGGGACTCCCTCATGTATCGTAGATTTCTGCAAATAGCACTCGACAAGAGTAAGCAGGATATATACGATTTACATTATAATGAGTCTAATTTCGAACTAATAAAGAGTAGCATAGGTCATATTAATATAATTACAGTATCACCAGAAATAGGAGCAATTAAAGAATTAGTAGATGAGCTACGTCCAAATATAATAGTCGTAGATACTTTAGATACTATATATGTTGACAAAGTATATGATCCATTCAAGAAAACAGAAAAGGTAATTCTAGGGTTAAGAGAAATAGCCAATAGAAGTAACACAATTATACTAGCAATATCTCATATATCTAAGGGTGCTAGTAGAGACTACTTAGACGTACATAGTGCAAAAGGTAACTCGGTAATAGAACAGAAAGCTGATAAAATCCTAGGAATCGAAGGCGACAAAGACATAAGTGACAAGAGATTCATTAAGTCTATTGCATCCAGAGATGAGCACAGTTTTGCATTGACTCTTAAATTTAACTATAATACATTTAGTTTTAAAGAGTTAGAAAGGATCAATAGTGGATACAGCAAATAATAGAGGTTCAAGACAAATACATAGTCATAGAAAGCTGATAGATTTCTATGTCGGTCTTATATTAAAGAAAGTAAAGAAGGGTCAATCCGTATCTTCATTGGTAGTGAGAGTAGTGAATCTGCTTTATAAGAGTAAGAGTGATATTAAGAAAACATGGGGAGATCAATGATTAAGATAAAGAAGTTATCAAAGAATAATACAAATGGAATAAGTTTAATATTATTTTGGATTCTCTCTTTAAGCTGTAGCTTCACGTCAAAACGTGGTGAACATATGCACTTTGGTATTGGTTTAGGGCCATTAGAGACATTTGTAGGGTTTTCTATATGGAATAAGTGGAAACCATGACAGACAAAGAAGGAAGCATGACAATAAAGTTTTCAATAAGCGAAGTATCAAAAGTGTTGTTTTCTTTGAGGTACTTCATAAGAAACCACAAACACCATCCAAAGGCAGCGCACAACGGTATGAATAGCTTATATGAGTGGCTTAAGAAAGATATAATAGTTAGTAAACTTGCGTCATTTGATTTTTGGGAGACTGTAATAGACGACTATGATAAGCTAGCATCAGACATAGAAGGAATGTTAAAAACATATGAAGAAAACGAATCAGCAGAGAGGGAAGAGGAATCGTCAGAGGGGAGCAGAGCTACAGAGACAAGTAGTTAAGACTGCCAAGACATATGGTTTAGGTGCTTGGAATAGAGATCGAGGTGGTGCTCAGCACGAACAAGGAGATGTTGAGATAAGCACAATCTACTTTGGCTGCAAACGTCGGAAAAGCTGTGCCCAGTGGCTATATCCTGAGAAAGATGAATGGGGAGTATTCTTTAGGGAAGACAATGGAAAATTAATGGTATCTATTCCAGCTGAGTTCTTGTTTGATCTTATGTCTGAATTTACTGACCATATTAGAGATAAGATCGACCCAAATTGGAGGAATAAATAATGCAGATATATACCTGGATAGCTAATATATGGGTATTAGCATGGAGTCTAATATTCTTAGTAATAGCGATATTTCTCATAGTATTCGGTGTACAAACAGCAATAGAATACTATAGGGAACGCAAATGAGAACAAGACGCGTTGGAGTCTAAAATGCATAAGAAGCGAACTCATAAGCAAAAGTAGTTGGCATGGTGGGTAGCAGCCAAGACTCCATAATATAGGCAGTGGAGGCGATTTCGTCTTAAGAGTATGTAACTAGAGCAATGGCAGTCCTGAGAAGTTACACTAAGTTTATTCCAGGTACCTAACACTGTTAGGCACTACCATTGAATGAGATAAAAGCTCTTGTAAAGAAACATAATCGATGACTAAACGGAACTCCGTGACGAGGAGTGCGGCCTGTCACGACACTGCCTATAATTTGTAGAGGCTGGGCATTGCCAGTAAGGAAGGTACCGAAACTAAGAGACAATTACGCTATGGCTCTAGTCTCTATTATATAGAAGGAGCGAGTAGCACTAAGTCACGTGGATATGTGGTGTGAAAAAGGTCAGACCTCTCGCTTCTTCTATTAATTTTAATAAAATGGTGGCAAATTTCGGCAGTTGCTTAAATGTTGCGACAGCAACAGCCATTTTTAATTTTAATAAAGGAGAAAGCTAATGTCCAAAAAATATAAATGTACTATAACTGAAACTTATACTTGCTCTGTAGAAATACCTGATGATACTAACATAGGGGATTTTGATATAAGTATGGTTTATGCATTTGACTTACCTGTTGATACGGAAGAAACATTTGTTGAAATAAGTAAAGATAGTCCTGTTGATGAAGTCTTTTGGAAACTAGGAGATTAAATGAAAGAGACAGATACACTTACTATAATAAGATCAGACACATTCCCACTATTCTTGAGATGGTTAGTAGACACCAAACAATTTGAAGCTTGCAGAATAATAGATGTAGTGGAAAAACCATATCACTTTAATGAAGAATGGAAAGAATTCATTATAGAAATCGGAACTTAAGAATGGGAGGAAAATGAAATATAATCATATGTTTGATGTTGCCTTTACAGTTGATTCTGACAAGGAAAATCCAGATGAAGTTACCTTTGAAGAACTAATAGAAGGTTTACTTAACAGGTTGCCACAACTATATCACGATGGTTTAGATTCATTTGGACATTGTGATAGCTGTGTGAGGATAGAGAATGAAACAGACAGTATATGAACAGATTTCAGAGGAAACCTATTCCTGTGGGATATGCTCGACAGAAGTAAAAAAGGGCGAATACCATCACAACCATGATAATTATATCAATGGTAAGATATGGGGGTTAGATGCACTGATTAAACAGGTTCCCTCAAGATTGCAAAAGATGATATACATTAAAGAGAACCCCACAACGAAAAAAGAAAGAAAAGAAAGGAAGTAACATGGCAAAAGCAGGAAGACCAAAAGGAACCACAAGAGCTAACGGATATAAAGTGTCAAGCGGAAGACCACGTAAGAAAAATCCCTCAAAAAGAGCGCTTTATATGCGTGAGTATATGAGAGGATATAAACAGCCGAGAAAAGAGGATGAGTTTAGCGACTGGTGGTCAAAGAGGTTCTTAGAATAATAGATATTATAGAGAAAGATGGTGAAGTTTCCTCCTTTAACACCATATAACAGGTCTTATTTGGCGGTAAGGAAGTGGGCTATAATGGCAGGCCAAAGGACTCCACTTCACCTGTTACTTTCTCTATTTGTATAGGGTGTGTTTTTTAGAAGAGTAGAATTTAAGAAGTCTTGGCTTCTAATGTTTTTTCTACGTCCTTAATAGTCGCACCAAGTGCGGCATCATACGCTGTCAAAATTGCGTACATCTTTGAGTTTTGTGTGGTATGTATCATTGAATAAACATTGTCTTCAATACTTTGTGTTAAGATATTAACAACCTGTTGGTGCCAAAGATTAAAGTTTTGGATAAATTCTTCTGGAATACCAGCTCGTCGTGCGTCTGCTATATAATTAGATACAGTCTCATTTAAGTTTTTAGTCACCACTGAATTTAACTGAGCATCTGTCATCATATTAAAATCATGGTTTTCTACAAGTTCTTCTAATGCTTCTTGAAATGCTACAAATTTAATTGTTAAAAATTCTCTAGCATTGTCTGAAACTTGTAACCCTGGAATAATCAAATCAACCCACGTATCAGCATGAGTGAACAAAGAATGATTGAGGAGAACAGATGTATCAATGATACCTGCCTCCACTTTTCTTTGTTCCATCCATTCTTGAGTCAAGATTACTCCCATAGGTGAGAGACCCGTTATAAATGCTACTATAATAGCAGCCATGTTTTTATTTATAGTCATTTTATTCTCCTAATTTAAGAAGTAAGAGTATTGTCAATCATTCGTTTTCTTTCTTTGTTAATCTGAGCTCTATTATAACGAGCAGTTACCTTATCTACAGGTAAACGAAAGAATTGCTGCATACCTCTACCGAAAGTTGTACCATATGGTTCATCGAAGGTCTTATCAACAGATCTAGCAAAGCGTCCAAATGGAACCATTGTCCAGGCATGATAATCAGCAAACCTAGCCCAGTCGTTATTGATTAATGAGTTCCATACACTAATAGGTATTCGTGCAACTGGTGGAGTTACTATTTGTAGTGGAGCTATTGCTCTATGATATTGTCCAAAAAAAGCTCTTTTACGTTCTTGCTTTGTACCATATAACCATTCTGAAGTTTCCTTTAGCCAATCCCAAGGTGGATCAAGTGATGTATCAAAAAGAGAGTGTGCATACATAGTAGCCAGTGCCATAGACATAATGTTAAACATAAACATACGCTGAAACCTCTCATATGGCTCTGTACCAGGCTTAAAACCATATATCTTAGCATGGTTCCACCTTTCTCTTTTAAAGGCTAGCTGGTTCTGTACAAAGAGCTTAAAACGTGATGCTACCTTTCCTAGTGCAGGACGCATTGAAGGAGCACGACCTACTGAATGATAAATGAACTGTGTATTTTCTACACCTTTAAGACCCAATTCAACCATAGCTTTAGATCCAAAGTCTATTCCTGAGCTAGGACCACCGAGCATTTCATAATTATGTATCATATGAGCTAGGAACGCATTTTGTCTCAGAAAACGCTCTGAGGCCTGCATAGGAAATGCTGCTACTTTAGTAACGAGGTCTAATACACCATATCTTCTTGCAAGTTCTGTTAAAGTTTCATTGCTAGCTTCGGGATTGCGTTTGAGTATCTTTATCATCTCTTTAGAAAACTCTTTAACTTGATTAAAATTCTTAGATGCCCTTAGACGAGGGTTATAATCTAACTCGTTTTGAATGAAATGCTCTACAACACCCTGTTGTATAACCCATCTATTGAGGTCTTTTTTTGTTTTAACTGGCTTGCCGTCAGCAAAAAATAGCAGAGGTTTACCATTTGGGTCAAATAATAGGTTCTTTTTGATCCATGAAAAACTCATAGCTCTTCTAAAGTTTCTAAACCCTGTTTTAGTTATAGTGTTTTTGGAGCCACCAAAAATATTCCCCACTGCTACACCACTATGAGCTAAAAGTGTGATTAGCTCATATTTAGCTTCTAGTCTACCAAACTGATGTGCTTTACGTACAAAAAAGCTGGCTCTAGCTTCCTCGCCTTCGGGGACTTTAAAAGGGAGTTTACCATTGAACATCTTTTTTAGGCGTTCCATAGTGTCTATTACTCGTCGATCGCTGGTAGCATAGTAAGGATTCCACTTGAATTTGAGTGGGTCTTCACCATTCATTTTACGAAGAATTCTTTCGTTAAAGGTAGTAGGCCTGCCAAATGAATCCCATACATAGAGAGAATAAAAATCAGCCCAGTCATCTGTATGCTTACCTATCTTTTTAGAGACTCTGAAGTTCTCTATCTCATAATTAGCTAAGATACCTGCTAAATTTTTGTACTGTGCCATTAGAACAGTACGCATATAGCGGTCAAGTACCTGTGGATCTCTAAGATACCCAGGCATTTCCGATTCTCTGGCTAGGATATTCTCAGGCCTAGAAAAAAATCCAGAATGTGTGAGACGGTTAAGAGCGTCGGGAGAAGACATATCAATGAACAAGGAGTCTGCAACATGCTTCTCAGCATTCATAGTATTCGACATTACACCGTCGTAAAACTGCTCGTAACGTGCTTCCATGACTTGTCTAACGGCTGTTTCTATGATACTCATATCACCAGTTTTGTCATATTCTTTACGTTTAGATTCGATAAGTATGTCTCTAAATGAGTCTGGGTCTTTACGTGCACGTTTTAACATATCGTTAGTCTGCTCTGTCAGCCACCCAGAAAGCTCCTTACGTTGTGCCTTTGTTAGTCTGTCTCCCCATGTGTGAGGTACATAGGTTTTTTCATCCTGTATACCTATAGGTTTAAACTTGGTGTCAAGAGTCTCACCGAGGTCATTTTTTAACGTACTTCTTCTGTACTTGTTACGATAGGCCATGGCTTTATCGCCACGTAGTTTCTTCCTGTCGACAAGTTGGTTTAGCTTAAGTTCGTATTGAACACGCATGAGTACCTCAAGGGGTATCTCAGGTAATTTGTCACCCTTGTATGTAGGGTAGACAAACTTTTCCATGAACCTATCAATGTTAAACTTTCCTTTTGCATTCCAATGCAGCCACTTGTTTAGCTGTATACCATGCTTGCCTTTAAATCCTTCATCTACTCTCTTCCAATCATCTACCTCAGTTATACGTTCACCTTTTTCATTTAAAGCATGTACGTTAGTCATAGAGAACTTTTTTAGATCTTTAGTAAGGCGCTTATCAAGAGATTCTAAAAGCTGTTCGCCAGTATATTTCTTAATGATACGCTTTTTCTTTTTAGTCTTAGGGTCTATTTCATATTCATGTAAAGTAAATTCTTTCTCTTTAAACGCCTTTAATTCTTTAGGATTAATTCCTTCTATGTCACCCTCACGAAGACGTATTACAAAATCCCATAGCTTATGAGCTTCTGTGTTTGTTAGCTCTTCTCTACGTCTATATACTTCCTGAAGTTTCTGATTAAGCTCACCAACAGATACTTCTGATTGATGTACCATCTTAGTTAGAAATTCTCTAAGTACACCATAGGTACTCATGGGACGCTTAACATCTCTCATGTATACCTTATCAGATGAGCGGACAGGCTGAGTGGCCTGTTCAAATGCTCTGGATTCCCATTGAGCAGTCCGCTTATCAATAGTAATAGGTCTATTCCAGTAGATGATACGCTGTATCTTTTTAGTATCAACGTCCTTACCGAATACTTTTTTGAGTATCTTGTCCTTAAAGCTCTGACTTATTACTTCGTTCATATGGATGAAATGATTTTTGATGACGAGTATATCATGCTCAGTAAGAGTAGAGAAGTCTCTTCCTACACCCTCATATAACTTAGTCATCTCAATAAATGCGTCTTCTGGATACTCCTTCCAAAAAGGATCGTTAGACATCTCGTTTATTATAAAGTCTATATCTTCGGACTTAATTGTAGGGCTAGCCTTAACAACCTTAAGTATTTCCTTAAAGTTACGAGACTTATTTAGGTCTTCTTGTATTTTAGCCTTACCAGGTGGAGTAAATACGATATCTTCGGGAGGAGTATATGCTGGGGCCTTAGGAGTAACTGCTGGAGCTTCAGCGGCCTTAAGTATTTTTTCGCTAAACTTACCTGCGATAAGCCCCGTTCTTTCAACTCTATATTCTCCTCGGGGAATTTTTATGGGAGAGTCAGATGAAACTCGTATTTCGCCTTGTAAGTTTTCATTTAAAGACTCCTCTCCTCCCATTACTTTCTTTCCTTTTGTTAAAATATCCGCACCCTTTTTTGTGAGATAAATTACATTATATTCAGTACCGCGTTTTGTTCCATAAAACTTAACATGTGCAATGTCATCTGTAAAAGATACGCCTTTAGTTTCCCCCATAGTTGTTTTAAACAATGGATCAGAATAAGGTGTTATTATTAGATTTCCATTGGGGTCTATAACAATTTCTCTATCAGTTGCTCTTGCAAGAACCTCATTTTTCCTCATCCTTGGCGATATTTTTTGTGATACATCACTAGGGTCTATTTTATTTAATGCTTCTTTTTTTAATGCTTCTCTGATTTTAGGGTCTATATCTAAATGATCTACAATTTTCATAAATATTTCTACAGCTTTAGGGCGTTCTTTCATTTTATTGAAAGCTTTTCCTAGTCCTGCCTCTTCCCATGCGCTGCGATTAGATGCTTTATCTGCACGGTGTTCACTATATTGTGGGCTTCCCTCTTCCATTAACATTATTTCTGCGTCAGATAATTCCCTAAAAACGCTTTCGAGAGATCTTGCTGTGTTGAAAGCCAGGAACTTATCAGGATCTGACTTTTCAAGGTTGTCTATATACTCTCTTCCTTTTAATCTTTCTTTGTTTAGCTGAGCGGCGACTTTAGAAGTCGATTTGGGAAGCTTTGTAGTCTCGCGAATTTGTCTGTATAATCTGGAATACTCATCAGTAAATATCTTCCAGGATCTGTCGCTTACAGATGAAGATTGCTGTGGAATACGAGAGATGCCACCTTTACGTGTCTTATAGTCACCGTACTTAAAGGGACTAATAAGCCATAAGTCAAAGTAATCGTGTAAGTATTGAATAGGGAGCTGGTTTGATAAAGAGCTTAAGTTTAGGACCTCAGATTTATAAGCTGCTACTTCTTTATCATAGTCCGTAAAAAATCCACTAGTTGGCTCTTCAGAGTCATCAATGTTTTCGTACTTAGCTTTTAATCTGGTAGCTTGTTTAGCAATAGGTTTAAGTAAGTCTTTAACTGCGTCCTCTGGGTTAACAACACCATTCTTTACAAGCCTTCTATATATATCAAATCCTTTCTTAGCTAAAGTATTATATGACGCAATTAATGCTGTATCATTGGCAACAAAGTCTCGTATAGTTTCCCATGATTTACCTGCCTCAATCATTTCATTAACAGTCTTATTGCTACCGACTACAACTTTTTTTATTATCTGAGCAAGATGGTTACGTACAAATAGCTGTTCCTTCCTAGTCTTAGGATTGGTTGCTTTAAAAATGTCATTTGCCTCTAAAATTATATCGTAGTATGCCTCTAGGTTCTTTATACTAACGGACTTATGTACACCATCAGCATGCATAGCTTTAGCTGCAAGCCCGTAGATGTTATCGACACTAGTATTACTTAAGTTTTCAACCTCTTGCTGAAATTCGTCAAGTGTAAAAGCTCGTGGAGACTTACTTCTATCTGTTTTACCAGATGGATTAATGATGTTTTGAAGCTTATGTGCATCTGAAAGAGGCGTGTATTTATTTATGTCCTCAAAAGTGGCAGCTTTTCGTCTACCATGCTCATATATAATAGTAGCATCAAAAGAAGAATCAAAAAGGATCTTCCTAAACTCAGTAAAGTCTACCATTTCAGGGTAATTAGCTGCGTCGGCTGATCGGTTGACCATTTCTCTACCTAGTTTTTTGAGTGCAGTACCATCTCCTTTTGTTCTTACTTGTAAGACGGCGTTGAAATAATTTCCTCCTTTACTTTTAACTGCTATATCAAAATTCATCTCTCCACCATTATTTTTGATGGTTTCAAACCACACCTGTACCGTATTTTTAGCACGTACACCAAAACCTAAGCCGTCATTACCCTTGGCAGCTGAACGTGCTACAATCTTACGCATGGATGGAGAGAACTTACTGGCTACACGTTCATAAGGAGCTGTATCACCTTTACCAAATATAGCGTCTAGCTCTGGATCTTTAGGTGGAGTCCAAATGCCGTTGGTCTCCCATTCATTTGTGTGTTCTGCAAAGTAATCTCTAACTTTCTTATCTACCCCTTGGTATAAGAATGCAGAGTCACTATCCTTATCTGCGCCCCCTAGATAGTCGTTATCTTTAGCGTTAGTAACTATGCTTACACCTTGTTCACCAGTAAATCCTTTAAATCTTAATACACGTACTCCACTAATAGAATCAGCTGGGACACGTATAGCCATAAAATCAAAAGCATCAAGATACTGTAATACATTCTTCTTGTCTTTTATCGCCTTCTCGTATCCTTTCCAGACATCTCCTAAAGAAGATGAACCATCGGTCTCTACTTTTATATTATCCCTGGCCGCTGTTTCGTTATTGAGACGCACTCTCATTTTCTTATGACCGTTATCTAACATAAACTCACCAGCTTTAACGTCATCAGTGACGATTCTTTCTAAGTCTTTTGGCGCTAACCATCCCTTAGCAGAGTATGGATATACTGGCTGTAGGTATCTAGATATAATATATTTTCTATAAGCTGACTCAAAGTTTTTACGCGTTGACTTGTACAGGTTTGTAAATGCCTCATCAAAGTTAGATGCTTGTAAAATTCTGTTATTTCGGTAAACATATTGTTTCCACTCTTCAGGTGTAAAATCATATATACCCTCTAGTTGGCCAGTCTTATCTAGATTCATGATTTGTGATCGTATACGCCGAGCAAGATCAGTAGAAGGAAGATCCACAAGAATCTTATGGATTGTCTTAGGATGTATATCATTGATTTTTACATCACCAAGTTTAGAAGGGTCTCCAGTAGAGATATAATTATCTATCCGTGCATTAACCTCTGGATTGCCTTCTATGATTGGCTTATATATATTATTATAGATGTACTTAGATAAGATAGGGTTGTCTGATATTTGACCGAATAACTGCCGTACTATTTTAGTTGGGTTAACAGATTTAAAATCTTCTTTGGTAGTAGTATTAATTCTTACATCTTCAGTGGGCATCACTCGCATATCGATGTCATATGCACGGTATTTATTATCTACAAATTCATAGTTACTGCTTTTTAATGTAACTCCTTTTGCTTTAACAGACGACCGCATGAAGACCATATCAAGTCCTTCTTCACGCATGAAATTATCCATCTTTTTTGTAGCTCTTCTGGCAGCAGATTTAACTAGAATAACACCACCTTCATTACGAGATACTATAACAGGCTTTAGCATACTTGTATTTTGAAGGTCGTGTGCGTTTACAATCTCATCATATACTTTTCTTCTTATATAGATAGAACCATCTGTATCAGATTCAAGAGGTTCCTTATCACCACCCTTGATGGTACGCATTTCATATTTGTGGTCGTTAAGTATTGCATAGCTTAGTATACCGCCTGGTATAACATCAGGATTTAATGGTATACCTGTATCAAATAGGAGCTGTTCTCGTTTATTCCAATCGGTAACATTTTTAATGGTTCCTTTTTCTAAGCTGTATCCAATAAGACTTAAGTCGTCTCTACCTGTAATATAGAATCCTTCACGCTCATTTTCCGAAAGGACATTAGAGATCCATTTCTTTTCATGCATCTCTCTTACTTTTTTATTGTCCGTACCAAGGAATTCTATCTCTTTGGCCTCACTCTCGGCAAATGATCTGTTTAATTCAGCGTATCTAGCGGGTTCTAGTTTTTGTTTACCATCGGGAGACATACTGGTAGCTAGTGATCTAATGATCTGCGCCTTAGAGTATTTAAAAGTATCTATATGTAAAGGACGTATACGAAGGATACCCTTATCTTTTACACCACCGTATATATATTTATTCTTATTATAAAGATGGTGTTCAACCGCATGCCACTGCTCAGGGGATAATGTAGGTACAAGTTCTGGGTTTCCTTTAGAATCAAAGCTTAACTTATGTGACAGTGGGTTACTAAGTTTTCTAAATTTAGACTTAGAATCAATAACAGTTACATATTGTAGGTTGCCGTATTCTTGTCCTTCAAGCTGTTCTGTGGGTCTTTGTCCTTCATATCCCAAGCCGACACGGTTTCCATGATACTCTCCACGTGCACGAACAACATTTGCTGTACCATCTTCGTATATCTCAATTATTTCGACAGGATTTTCTGCTTTATCAGGAGCATTAATGTTTATAGGTTGGTCAAAGTCTTCTCGTTCATCATTATATGATGCCCCTTCGGGTTTCACGATCATTATATCCTCAGCTCCCGTATAGATATTATACGCAAGCTCTCTTGCCATCTTGCCTACTTGTCTTTCAGAAGGGGTGTTGGTGGAGAAGCGTTCCTTAGCAAGCTCCCGTAAAGATTGATCTATATTAGGAAGAACTTCTAAGTTTTTTAAAAAGCTTCTTGCCTGAACATCCATCTCATATGTAATATAATCTTGTGTTTTCTTGCTCATAGAAGACCATACTTTGTTTGACTCTGGATAAAATTGTGACCCAAATTCTCCAGAGTAAAGGTCTTCCTGAAAGAATCGCTGCGATTCCTTTATATGTGATGGCATAGATTGGAAACCAAAGAACCCACCTAAAAGATACTGGTAGAGCTGCATTTCAATGGGCTCTCCTTGTAGGGTAGTTGGTAGACCAAGCATAGTTGATCCTATACCAGTCCTTAGTAATGCCTCTGCTTTTGCTATTTGATCAGGGCTCTTAGATTTCATGAGCCTGCCTAGGTTTACAAAGTTTCCTATGCCACCAAAAGCACCACCTGCAACTGCACCATGAACTAACGAGTTAAGTATTTCATCTGGCCCATGCCATACAGAAGATATAGCAGATGCTGCTCCAAGGTGTGTAGCTGACTGTACTATATCTCTAGTAACTGAGCCTCGCTTAAGAAAGTTGACAGCCTCAAGCCCAGTTTTAGACATAACTTTTCCGACTCCTGTTGAGGCCATGTCACCGAACATCATGGGAATAGAGTATTTGTGTATTGTCTGAGCACCTTTAGCTGCAGTCTCAGCTACTTTTGTAATTGGGAGGAGGCCTACCTTTGAAGCACCCTTAGCGATGCCTTTAAATGGAGCAGCCATAATACCAGGAGCAAATCCAGCGAGATGCCCAAGGGAATACGCTATACTCTCATATGTATTGCTGGGTTTGTCCTTACCTATAGCGAAGGTTGTAAAACCTTCTATAAAACCAGAGGACGCAAGGCTTAACGCCTTCATTAAATGAAAATCTTGTGGCTTAGGCTTCCACTTTAAGCCAGCAGACTCAGCCATGTTACCTAATTCATCAGCTTGTTCCGATGTAAATAGTTCTGGCTGACGTTGGTATAGTTTTATTAAAGCCTGTATTCTACTAATTTCAGGCATTATGATCTACACTGTAAGATTAAAAGCCGCCGACATTACCTACTCCGCCCCATAATCTGTCGGCATATCGATCTAATCCGCGTCTTCCCATCTGACCTGGTGTGCTTTGTCTCATATAACTGCCAGCTTTCTTCAGGCGTTCAGATTTTTTAATTGCTCCGATGCCTTTATACATACCGTACCCAGGTATGAGTAAGCCGACTAACCCAGCCACGTCTCCTACAAATCGTTCACCATGTGTTTCACCATAGATTTCTTCGGCCACCTTTTGTGGTCGCCATTCGTTGGGGATAAGGCCAAGTAAAGCAGTATCAGCTAAGTCAAAGAAAAACTTTTCAGTCTTCTTTGTTTCTGGCTCAAATGGTATACCAGCTTCAAATGCAGCCCTAGCTACGTATTCAGCGTCATGATTTGAGAATTGATCGGGATCCTCCTCATATCTGCGAGAGAGTTCTCTAAGTGCAGCCCTTGCTTGTGCTCTAGGGCTCATTCGGTTATTATCTGTATAATACGGCATAGTACTTCTCCTGTTTGTTAATATTAATATTCATAAGATTGGTATATTAAATCCATGAGACTCTCATTCCTAACATCAGCACCTTGAGCATTGGATAATAGTTGAAATAATTGGAGCTGGCCAGCCATTTCAGGTGTGGCTTTTAGTTGATATCTTTCAGGTTTTATTCCTAGCTCGGGTGTCCCTTCTCTCTCCATTCTTTTCTTATAGAGCTCTTCTGCCGTTGGAGCATTAAAGCCCATTTGAGTCCAAAATGTGTCCCATGTGAAGAAATTTTCATTCCAGGGTTGCAATTTTTTCACACGTGATATTTCTTTTTCAACACCCTTATTATAAGTTTTTTGTTTTTGTTTGCTAGCTTGAAAGTCATTGTAGGCTTTCGTAAATTGTTTTTGAGCTATTATACCCCTATCATATTGGTCCTTTTGCAGCTTAAAGGCACTTTTCCTTAAGTCATGTATTGCTTTAAACTGGTTTCGTTTCTCAGCCATGTTTACCATTTCTACACCACGGTTATGGCCCTGGTTATACGCAGCTAGAATAGTTTTATCAAAATCATATACTCCTGCCATTGTTATATCCTTTCTATTATCACTTAATTACTCATTCACATCTGGATCAGTATTGCCCAAGAATAGGTTTAACCAATCTCGGACTAGATAATCATATCCACCGCCAGATGCTTCGGGCTCTTCGAAAAAAGTCTCGTCCTCTACTGGTTTGAATTGTGGATCGGGTTCTACTGTCGCCGTTGAATCTGTCTGTGCTATCTATGTTCCGTCGTCACCCGCATAGTTCCTGATTCCGTGGTCCCATTGATCTTTTGCATACTTATTCCCTAACGATTGCCCAAACCAACTACCTAATCCACCTCCTACAAGTCCTATCATTGAGTTAGCAAACATTGCGTTTTGATTACGATTACCAACTGATTGTTGGTAGTCCATGTTAAGTGAATATTGTTGCTGTTGATTATATGCGTTGGCATTAGCTAAACCAGCACCGTATTGCTGAGTTGAGTAGTCCTGGTTTGATATGTTGGCCCAGTTAGCTCCAAATTGGCTGGCTGCATTAGTAGCTGATTGGTTTGCTAAGGCTTGCTGTTGGCTCATACCTGCATCTGCGGTTGCCATTCGTCCTCCTGCAGATGCTGCTTGACCAGCTGCGCCTAATGCACCTACACCAGCTTGTAGGCCAGTTGCCTGTATACCCCTCATTCCTTGTCTGACCTGCTCTCCTACTCCGCGTCGGTTAGAAGCCCCTAATAAAGATGACAGCCCACCACCTCCTACTCCTCTTTGAGCTAGTTGTGCGTTTTGTCCTCGTGTAAGTGCACTTACTGATTCACCTACATCCTCAGTCATAAATCCTCTTTGATCTTTATAATATTGACTGCCTGGATCCATTAATTGTTTTGCTTTACCAAATCCGAATTTACTTTGATCTTCTAACTGACCCATGAAGTTCTTCATATTTGCAGAAGTGCTGTATTTTCCTAAAGTTGGATCATATCCTTGTGTATCATATTTATACGCCTGTGCTTGCTGGGGGGTATAATTAAAATTTTGATCCAATTGATTTATACCTAACCAATCTCGCCATCCCATTATGTTATCTCCTCTTTTATTCCTATGAATCGTCTAATATTGTGAAACTCCAATTGTGCTCGCCTTCAGCGTCAATTTCAGGCAATGAATTCCCCGCTCCATCTGTAATGCCTGAGCTGGCTTGACCTGGTATATGTACCCAATAGGTTGTGCCAGGAGTAAGATTCTCGAGTGCTCCTTCTATGGTTAGCCTTACGCCACTAAATGAGACAGATGCATCACTGTAAAGAATCGTATTACTCGGCCAATTCTCGCCTGATATTTTGATATATATTTCTTTGGGGCCCGTGGTAGGAGGAAAAATGTCTTCATCTGCTATCAACTCCAAATCAGCATTAAGTGCGACATCTGTTGCTCCATTTGCAGGATCCATTGATACAATAGATGGAGATGTTGTATCACCTACATATGGATCTGGAGGAATTAAGCGTGTTACAACAGGTTGCTGTCTATCATATCTATCTGTTCGCCTTTCTTTGACTATATATCCTGTTTCATCTATCATCGCCTCAACTTTCCAAAATAATAGATTTATGTGTTCTCTTAAAGCATTTACTTGTTCATTAATTGCATCGGCTACACCTTCGAGGTCTTCAAGAGCTGCACCAGTATAGGCACATGTTGCGCCCCATGGTATCCAAGGTGGCTCAAATTTTTTGACCTTCCCTGATGATCTTATCCAGCCGCGGCTAGTTTTTGCTTGGAGAGAATAAGAGTCATCATCGTTGCCAGATGATACACACCTTATATCTCCTTCTTTACCTGATGCGTCATCCTTATATATTTGTGTGAATCCTTGATTTACAGCGTTAGATAAATCGTTGATTATTTGATAAACATCGCCTAATGCACTGGAAACTTCGGGGTTTTTTGAAGGACGTGGCCTTCTTTTGATTGTTTGTCCCTTATCTTGTTCAAATTTTCCATCTAAGTTAAGTCTAAACATTATCGTATCCCTCTTCTTCTAAATATTGTACCTATTGCATCGACAGTATTTGAACCACTTTCGGCTGTAATATTGTATTGTATCCATTTAGCTTTAGCATCACTTCCGCTAAGAGAATAAACATAATCACCGTTCCCATCAGGCTCCCCGCTTTTAGCTGGGGTTCCTTCAGAAGTTGTAATTGAATCTATAATATCTGTACTATTGCCAGATACTCTAGTTTTTTTGAAGAATTTTATCTGTGTATCAGTATTCATTGTCATTTTCTTACTTGTCCAACTCCAATTGTCGCTACCATTTCCACCTAACCAGTGGATTAATTTTTGTCCAGCGCAGACAAGCATTTCTCCGTGTTTCCCTTTAAGATAGCTACAAGGTTCATCAGTACCAAACTCCCATAAATCCCATCGTTTCCGCATAATGTTATAGGCCCAGCCATAATATTCATCATTATTATCAGAAAACAGCGCTACATAACTGTTTCTTTCTGCGTCAAATAACATTTTTGGTGACCAATTAGTGCTGACATTTTGCCAAGCATTATCATCTCCTCGGACTATAGCATCTCCTATAGCTATTGGTCTGTTTCCATCATATATATAAATATTATTTTTGTCTGCGAAACACATACCATATTCACTTACGACTATTGCATCTTGGTGTAAGCATCCTATGCCCTCAAAACTATCTTCGATATAAAAATTATTAGGTTCTATTTTGTGTGTGGTATTCTCATCGAAAGCAAATATCCTTCCATGAAATGCTGCTAATGCAGTGGGTTTTGTAGGTAATTTAAGGAGATCTACGGCAACATTAAACTGGTCAAAACAGTAAGGTTTGGATTTGAATAAAAAGTTAGTTGCATCATCTATTTGAGGATGATAACATAATCCTACATAATGTGTATTATGAAGTTGTGTCGATAATCCATAATTAACCCAGGTGTTATCTAATGCTTCTGATATACCTGTTGAACCTTCGTAAGACACTGAATGAACTGAATTATCATCTTTAATAACAACTTTTCTAACTGTCTCCCATTCAGGATTTGTAGTATCTTGCTCAGTTAGTTCAAATGTTGCGTTTAATTGACGATCTTCTACGAATCTGTATGCTACAAATGCTTTTGTTTTTTCGGATTCTGTTGTTTCTACTGCTCTATAGATTCTGACTGCCGAGATTCTTTTCGATAAATTATCTATATTTCTTAGCTCTAAGGTTAGATTAACACTAGAGTTATCTGCTGTTATATCGATATAATTAGTATCTGTAAGAGGATCATATGCTTCGTCACCTAATGGAGATTCTTGGTATCCATCGTATATAAATGATGCTTTATAAAAGATTCTTAAGCCATCAGTAAAATCTCCTGGCGATTCTCCTCCTGTTTCTTGTGCTAGCTCTATTGAGAGATGAGCTTCTAGTATAGCTTCTAGATCTGAAAGTGTGTCATTGCTATAAATTGTCTTAGCCCATTGTCCGACTCCATTACCTGCATGTAGGTGTAAATTTGATAAATTATCGTACTCAATAGAAAGATGAGGGTCGCTTATATCTGTTTCGATAGTATCGTTTATTGCAATATTTTGGGCATTGTTTGTGTCATCTGTATGTATAGCTGCAAGATCAATTGCTGATAAGTTTGATTTAGCTTCTCCCAATTCAGTATGCACAAAAAATAGTTTATTATTGGTTGTATCTGTTACCACACCATTAGCACGATCTTCTGAAATAGGTGTCTCTATTGAATCAAGGATGACACCATTTGAGGGTATTTGCAAAGCCGTGAAAGTTCCAGTTACAACAGGAGAAGGAGGAGGAGCATCATGCTTTATACGGAGTGTCATTGTATTATAGACAGTATATACGTCAGGTAAACTATCACCATATCTATAGTGTATCCCTAGTCGTCCCGCTGAATAGGTGGGATGCAGATTAAGTATTAGACCCACATAATCAGGATCATTTGTATGAAATAGGTTTTGGGTGCTTGACTTTAGTGTATAATCTGCGGTTAATACATGTGCCGAAATGCCGTCAACCCCAAGAACAAAATATACGGGATAATCAAAGGATGTATGATCGGCTACTATCCAAGAAGATTCTATATCTGTATCGTCAGATTGCAACATAAATGTACTCTTGTTAATCGTAGTAAAATCATTTATATCGTCTTCTTCTTCATCATAAGAAAGTAGTACATTGTTTGTCATAAGAAGTTGTACGTCATCTTGGACTAAGCACATCCCGAAATACCCGCCTCCTCCGTTAGAATTACTACGGTTTGTTTGAGCAAAACCAGTGGTGCTATCTCCTGCATTTTCTGAACCTGTAAGGCCGCTTCCAGGGTCGTCGTCATCCCATGTTAATATTGGTCCTACAAAACCATCAGTACTCGATTTAGTATAAAATCGTGCTGTTAAATCATTGTCTCGTTCATGTGAGGCTTGGATTATTTGACCTACTTCAGTTGCAGCTACAAAATCGGCGAAAAAGGCTGTAGAAGTCTCAGACGTAAGTCTCCATCCTTCCTGGTATAGATAAGGAAGTTTACACAATATTGCATCACTTTGGTTATTACTGTTTTTTCCGTCATAAACATATACCCATCCCCAAGCTGTGCCAAGATCGTTAGCATATTTTATACCTGCGAATTGGGCCCAACGGACATCGTGAGATGAACTACCACCATCACAGATATCTTCACTCTGGTCGTACCATACACCCCAATCTTCAAAGTCTCCAAACTGAACCTCTGATATGGTTCCATTGCTATCATAACCTAGCATAGCTACCATATTTGTTCCACCACCACTATCCCCGTTCCAGCCACATAAAAATATTAGTTTGTTGTCAAGGTCAATAATAATGTCTTTCATATTATACGGAGTAGTATCCGAGATTTCTGTCATCGGGTATGCATCTTCAAGTGTCAACTCTCCTTCTGTAGTGTAAGAATGCGTATAAATAATGGGGTAATTAGCATCGTTCCAAAATGTGAATATAAGTTTTTCTTCGAGGTCTATTTTTATGGGGCCATTACAACATCCGTCATTTACTGGAGACACATAACCACTGTCCACATAAACGAGATTATCGGTTAGATCATAGTCTAGGTCATCCATGTTGTTATAATGAAAACTATGGAACGTCTCATTGTTGCCATCAGCCCCACTACAAGTAAAAAGAAGTTTGTTAGCACTATCTATGGCCATTTGTTGGGTGCAATCATTTTGTATTGATGAGCCCTGAGATTCGTTATATCCTCTTAATTCAGGATCTGATTTAATTACTACATTGCCGTCATCCCACGAACTAGTAGGAGGAAGTATATTATCTACATTAATTGTTATATCGAGGTCGTTAGTTGGGGTGTCATGCCTTGGGATCTCATAATTATATGCAGGAGAAGCCGAAGGAGCTTTTTGTTCGAATCCTATTTTAAGATCGATAGTTTTGTTTGCTAAACACCTATAATCTCCTTGTGCCCAATTTAACGGGTGTTCGTCTAAACCCGAAGGGACAGGCATATTATATAGAAATGGTTCTCCACGGTGTATGGTATGCTTAGCAACGAACCATAAATAGTTATTGGTGTCGCTGGGAGTACCTATTTGGATCATATCCATGATGTCATTCTTAAATTCAGAGGCATCACCATCTTCTCCAAAAGTAAGTGTTGTATTAGTAAGAGAATCCATGGCATCTGAACTCATAGTAAAATGTTCTCCGTCGGGATCAATAGCCGTTATATAGGCGTTCTGTCCTATACCTTCTCCGCTAACAGACAATCCTAGAGTTATTTTGGCATTTGTTTCATGGGCGACAATAGCAGACTCGTCTGTTATATCACAGGTCCCATCATCAAAGGCATTTTCTAGGTCAAAGAAAGTTGTAGTATCCATATTATCTAGGTCGATACAATAGACTCTACCTTGTGTTCCAGCGCCCGCATCATAAACCCATAGACCTTTATTGTCATCAGTATCTCTAGTATGAATTGCTATTGCCTGTGTTCTTGTGAAAATAGTATCAGATCTTTTTTCAAATGATAGTGAATTGATATTAAATTTATATACATATTTACCTTGCCATTCAATACCATATATGAAACCATTTTCTTCTACAGTAGAGCATAAGTCATTAAATTGATTTGGGCTCCACAATCTTGCGGACTCTACAACGACTGCATCGCTTACATTAGAACCGAATTGTTTGTGTGCAACCATGCCTGCCCATTGGGGGAATTCTAGTTCGCCCTTACCTAGCCCTATATGTGCCTCTTTATTATTTACTTCCATGGCAACCAAACTTTTTGTCATAGGTGCAAGTGTACCTACTTCGGGACTTCCGTATAAATCTACAATAGTTTGAATTCCATTATTAGTCTCATCGTAAAATATGGCATCACGTCTGCCGTCATCATTTATCATAACTATTTCATTTGTATTGATCGGTATCACATAATGGCTTGTCCATTCCCATTTGGTGTTCAACGTATGTCCTGATGTCGAACTAAATGCTAGAGTAAGACCATTAGTCAAACCATTTGGGGCCGTATGACACGATACATTTTGCTGGTTAAATGTTGTACCACCATCATCTGACCATTTATATTTATTGGGAGTTGTAGTGGCGGTTATCTGAACAAAATAGTTTGTCGAGCTCGTACTATTATATGTTCCGCTTACTGTTATTCCATTTTCAGTTACACTCATGATCCACCTCCTCCGCCTCCTTCACCACCAGTACCTACTGTATATACTATAGAATCTGATGAGGGAAGTTCTATTCCAGAAGCGTCAATATTGGCTGATATCATACCGCCAGAAGATAGTTGTGCATCATTGGGGATACCTTTTAATACACCATCTATTGCAATAGGATCTATATTTAAGCTGTAACTAGCAGCGTCATCGGGGATATCTGTTTCAGAAGGAGTAGTTATAGTACCTGCTATAAACATAGTTATTTCGTGTAATTCTTTAGGCATAGTTTCTCACATATAGAATGGGTACCAAGTTCCTGTTGTCTTGGCGACACCATTATCATTAGTATAAATATCTATTATCCAAAATCCTGTATGGGATGACAATCTTTTACCTCTCATCCAAGCTGTCTGTCTCTGGAATGATCCAGCACTGTAGCAGTGAATATGACGATCATACAGATACATGCTTTTGTGTACATGTCCGAATAGCATAACATTGGGTTTCTGACCTCCAGTAAGAGCCTCTACTATCTTTTGTATCCTGTAACTAACTGCGTAGCTACTACCATCTTCTCCATGCCACAACCTAATAGTAGCACTATCCCCGAGAGCAATAGTTCCCTCGTCATGACCAAGAAATTCAGCGTGTTCGATAGCATCACATATATCCTTTACTATTATAGCACCATTACTTTTTATATACCACCTGTCATGATTACCATCAATGATATATAAAGGGGCAGGACACCTAGCCATATATTCAATAGCTGTTTTCTTTTGTTCATGATATCCTATTTTATCAAGTTCATATACATGGCCAGCCCTGTTGGACATCCCTTCAGTTAAGTCCCCTACCTGACAGATGATGTCACATCCTTCTTTTTCAAATTCTGAAAATGCAATGTCAACAAGCTCATAAAGACAGTATTTACTGCCGAAATGAATGTCACCCATTACACCTATTCTTGTTCTGTCGCCCTGTAGATCAATAACTGGTATACTAGGTTGACCTGGTGTAACCCTACCACCTTTTGCGATAGCTTCGAGCTCTTTAGATGAATATTGCTCTGCTATCTTTCGTAATGCAACAGTTTTATTAACATCAGGTATATCAAACTGTTTTGATTCTCGTCTATAACGCCTTAATGTTGGTGACTTAATACCAAAGGTGTCACAAGTAGCGTCTTCGCCGTGGAGGAGATAATACCCGAGTATCTCCTCAATTCTTTCTTTGCTTACGGGCACCTTGTTATTTTAGTAGTCGTAGTCCCACTCATCAGCATCCAAGAAATCCTGGATTAATTGCCTATTTCTTGGATGATTATATTGATTAAGGGGATCTGCGTGTCTCCAGGCTTCTGGGGTGATCTTGGAGTTAGGGCCTTGCTTTTTCCATCCTTTGCCCATATAATCCAGAGCCGCCTCATAAACTGCTCGTGTTGAACCTGGTGAGCCAGGCCAGTTCGAGCTTTGCTTTCCCACTGGCCCTGGGCCTAAGCCCTTATAACTTCCAGGTATATAACCGCCCCAGTTATAACGGTCCCCTCTACTATTTCCCCACTGAAGACTTCCTCGCGTCATATCCATGGTGTTAGGAGTGTTGTCCATCAGCGCCTCCTCGGTGACAGTTGCACCGTCTGGCAAAACATCAGTCCCAAATCCAAATGGATCTTTTCTTTCGTTCCCATTCATTTTCTTATCTCCTTGAATAATTACCGTACTAATAATGGATCTATATCCACATCTGTTGAAATGGGAACAGTTGTGCCATATCCAAATGGATCCCTTCTTAATGGTTCTCCGCTGGCAAAATCAGAATTTGCAATCCCTTGCCCGCGCTCACTAAGAGCTGTATCAAAAGCGTGCTCATCAAGCCAAGGATGATATCCTTTTTTGTTTGAATACTCGCTATCTTTGGTAGCGAGTTTTTCATTCCACCATTGTCCTAATTTAGTTTTGCCAGGTAAAGTAGGTCTTCGACCTCCAGGATGCAATGATGGTAGCCATCCTTTTAAATCCATATCTAATTGCTGGTACTTATTTATTTCTGGAACTGAGTATTGTCCAGGAGTATGCGAACCAAAATAGTGCATAAGCTCATGAGGTAAGGATTCTTCTCTTCCCCACTCTGAGTCTGGAACATTTATTGTATCATCTCTTCTACTATACCAACCGCCAGGAAGATCTTCTGGTGCTCTGTCAGGATATGTATTAGAAGCATGAGCTTCCCATTCATCTTCAGGAACATAATTAACACTTAAATTCCCTGATTGTATATCAGCTATTAAATCATCATAGCTTTTATCAATGGAAGGTCTCCAACGAAGGAATTTTTCAATATCCTTTTTATTTTGTCGTGCTAAGTATAATAGTCTAGGATCCATTCAATCTTTAAATCTCCCTGGATAATAACCGTAAGCTACATTACTAGTATTATATGAACTCGGTTCTTCCGTTTCTGTGCCGTATCCAAATGGATCAAGCGTAGCCATCTCAGCGCTCGGAGTGTTCATTGCTCGGAGTCCTTTCATAAAGTCGTTAGTTCTATCAGGTGTTTGGTTGTGCCAACCTGTCTTATTTAGTTTTGTCGTGGGATTCTGCCATTCGACATTACCTGCAGCTTTTTCCCAATCACCCTCCTGCATTCCTTCCCAGACACCCTTAAATCCCTTTCCTCCTTCGCTTTTAGGCTTATACCAGTTCTCTCCCATCTGGTAGTTCACACTAATTAGCGTATCTCTTAATGCCTCATTGTTCTGGTATTCCTCACCGAGTTGGCTCATTTGGTAATTTGCAGCATTAAATGCCGTTTGTGAGTCGTTTAATAGCCAATTATCTGTAACTGATTTATCAAGTTGGATAGGGTCTCCATTACTATCTATGGCAACCTGAAAATCACGATTATACCCAGGGTGGTGATAAGTACCATACTGCATATTTTCCATGTCTAATCCAAGGTCAAGATAATCTTGGGGCCGCATTAGATGACCTGTACCGCCAGTAGGTTTACCTAGGCTATCCTTATAGATCATATTTATCTCTCCTTCCCTGTCTCGTAAATGCTGCAGTGCTTCTTCTGATATTTGGTCCATATTCATTTTTTTAGACCCTTTATTGCATTGCCAAGTTTACTTAGTTTGGCAGAATAGGCAACACCCATCCATATTACAATGAGTCCCATTATTGACTCGAATAAGTCGACATTGATTGCGTCGAAGTAGTACATACTAGAACAGACAAGTGCTGCCCCTATTCCCATCTGCCGTTTCTTTGATGATTCTCCAACAAATAATCCAACAACATTGTTTACTAGTTTGCCCATTTTGTTCTCCTATTTGAGTAAGTTTCTTATTGTGGTATACGCCATTCCGATAAAACCAGTGATTAGTACCCACATTCCTTTTATAGCTGACTTGCGGAACATCGTGTTTTTATCTACTGCACCTTGCAACCCTAAATCTTCGTGTTTTGTTGGGTCACCCATCAGACATATCCTAATATCATTCACAACACTTGCTAGCTCACTGCTCTCCTGCCTGTGCTTGGTAAGCACATCTAAAACAGTCTGCAAGTCTTTTTTTTCGTTGCCATTCATTTGTTTGTTTCGCGTTTGATATAGTTAATGCCGTCAGTATCTTTGCTGTATGAATGCAGAGAACACTGACTGCTATCCAAAACAAGCTCAGATAATTTCCCAATAGATAAATCATACCCTGATACAAAACACCGACAATCATTGGTGCTAGTAAAACTCGGTTCACTTCTTTTATTGATATTATTCATTCTTATTCTTACTTTTTTTTGCTTCTTTCTTTTTAGCCAAATAGTAGCCGTTTGACTGCAGTTCTTTAATTTCATCTATTCGCCCTATAACATTCTGCAACTGTGCCAGAAGGTTGTCTTTAATGGTTGACAGCTCGGTTACCCTGCCTTTGAGTTCTGCATCCATATTAGCTCCTTATTAGCTTAACTGTTCAATTACTGACTCATGTCCTATTATTGCTTCTATTGTTTCAGCATCCAGTCCGTCAGTTTCAATGTAAACATTTCCTTCTTCCTTTTCAGAATCGAAATCTTCAAGAAAGATAGTTACCTCTGGAAATGCCTGCATAAGTTTTGTTCCCCAAAAGAACTCATCTTCTTCTGGTGTTTCTTCAAATTTTGTTTTTAGTAGAATCATCTGGTTAGTAAGGATACCCACTTCCATTCCAATGCTTAAACCAATCAATATATGCATATTTGCCTGAAGATATTGCGCCCCAACTATTAAACCATGTTGTATATACTACTGAATGATTATTGTCAGCAACATCAATTTCTTGTCTACCATCTACATATACTCTATGTTGCTGGTCACCCAAACCTGGCCCACTTCTAATGCAGTAAGTTACCGTATACCAAGTATCAAGACTAAATACACTGGAAACAGTGGCTAGATAAGCATTGGTAGGCCCCCTTCTATGGAGTCTCAGTTGCCCATTATTTTTAACGTGAACTTCATAAGACGACGTTGGAGCCCAACTAGTAGAGTCATTCATCTGCAGTGTAAATGTCTGTGGCTTATTCATACTTGAAGATAGCTTAACTCGCCATTCCCATGTTTGATAGTCACCATTACTAAACGCTGTAGTAAGGTCAACATAAGCCCTTGGTGTAGCACCGCCAGGATTGTATAGCTTTAATACGCCACCAGTAGCTGTAGCACCACTAGTAACAACCCAAGTTGGTCTTGTTACAACATAAGCGTCATCTGTGTCATCTGGCTCTGTACCACTAAATGCCCTTGTTGTAAAAGTATCCCTACTGGAGACCTTGTTATCATCCCAATCATCAATTATTAAGCCTTTGTAGTCTCTGTATATAGCTGACCACTCTGTTCCATCCTTAACATAGGCTTTGGCTCTCTTCCAAGTACCACCAACATTTACATATGGTATTGAATCTTCCCACGAAGCACCGTTCTTTACATTCAGTCCCATTAGTATTCCAGCCATATATCGCCAGATGAACCACCAGAAGGTGCATCATCGTCAACATATATTGTAGGACTACTATCAATATCAGAAGTAATTGTAGCCATGTTAGTAGCACCGCTTATATTCCCATCAATCGTAATTCCACCACCAAATTCGGTCGCGCCCAGGGCTCCTGCTGGGTCTATTTTAACACAATCACCCCCATCGACTTCAAACAAGTTTTCACCAGCTGCGCTATCATAAACAGTAAAAGGATAACCAGCACCTATATCACAATAGATCCTGCCAAAAACTGCAAGTTTTGTAGGGTTGGGAGTCGTATTGTAAGTATCTTCACCAAATGTGGCAGTACCTGTAGTTGTAAAACCCGCAGCAGTAATTGTCCCTGAAGTAGTGTCGCTAGCATTATTTTTTATGAAGGCATCATCTACATTTAATGTGTCGCCACTTAAGCTAATATTTGTGCCAGCAGCTAAGTTGGTATTGGAGCTTATATCAACAGTACCAATATTGGCATAGGTGATGCCAAGATTGGTTCTCGCTGAGCTTGCTGATGAAGCCCCAGTACCACCATTAACTACTGCAAGGTCTGCTCCTGACCACTCACCATTACTTACAGTGTCGGTTAGGATTTTCTTCCAACCAGCCATACTATCTCCTAACTATGTTATTAACTATACTGCGTTGTAGAAGTACATCGTGCCATCTGCTGAGTTATATGCAAACAACCCACCAACTGTTTCTAAACCTGATGGAGATCCAGATGTTACTTCAACCTGAATACCTGCCAGACCTATTGTACTAGCATCGTTCCTACTTGTCATAGCCCAATGAAATGGTCCACCTGTTGCTGCTGCAGTTTCATACCACTTCAATGTTGGTTCATTAGTTTGATCTGTATTAACTACAAGACCAGATGCGTTTGCATTAGATGTAGAACCTCCACCTGAACCAGAGGAGAGTATAACAAGTTTATCTTCTACACTTAATGTGTCAATATTAAGTGTCGTAGTATCACCAGAAACAGTCAAGTCACCAGTTACTACAAGATCATTTCCAATCGTTACGACATCATCTGAATCACCAATCGTTACAGCATTACTGCCGAACCCACCTGCTAATCTTGTTTTTAAATTAGCTACACTAACATCTACATCATCATTAGCTGTCATATCGTCTACTACAAGGTCTATAGTTCCGTCACCATCTTGGTAGGTTGCAGCTATTTTTGTTTCTGTGTTACCAGTGAACATAGCACCGACTATATCTTGCACTTCCTCAGTAGTGAGGTTCGTGTCACTAATTGAGTTTGTTATGGTAACTGCTCCAGCAGATTCGGATATGGAAATACCTGTACCTGCTGTAAATGCTAGGGTTTCATTACTTGCGAGCGAATTACCACCTGCTGTGACTCCTCTCCAAGTATTATCATTTGCAGTCATGTCATCTACTACAAGGTCTATGGTTCCGTCTCCGTCATCATAAGTTGCGGCTATTTTTGTTTCTGTATTACTGGTAAACATCGCACCTACTATGTCTTGGACTTCTTCAGTGTTAGTACCAGAAGGAGTAGACCAAGTGTTATCTCCTCTTAAAAAGGTGGAACTTGATGCTGTACCAGAAGCAGAAAGTTCAGCTACTCCGACTGCATCATCTTCTAGATGTTCACTACCGATAGCATTATCTGCTATCTTAGCTGCAGTAATACAATCTGCAGCTAAATGGTCACCAGATACTTGCCCAGAACGTATTTGATCGCCCTCGACAGCATCATCTGCTATGTGAGCATTATCAATAGAGTCATCTACATATTGAGCCGAGTCCACACTGTTTGCTGCTAAGTGTTCATTGTCGATACTTCCTGCTGCGTAATGTTCGCTATTAATAACATCGTCACCAATCTTTGCGGCTGTCACACAATCAGCTCCTAGAGCAGCTGCGTCGATAGTTCCGTCTGCTATATTAGCGCTTGTAATCCCAGCAGAACCAGAAAGGTCAGCATTAACAATGTCTCCGCTTGTGAGTAACTTTTTCCAACCAGCCATTATATTTCTTCCTTATTTTTCATTATTGATTGTATTCTACCTTGGAGCTTGTGTTTTACACTAAGGGCTAGCTCCAACATAAGCCCACTATGATTCCCACTATCAACTAATTGAAGTAGATATCCTAATTCTTTAATGTCGAGCATATCTTCATTATTCTGTGATTCATATCTATCTCTTAATATCGTCATCTAGTCACCGTACAGAAAAGGCTCTGTTTTAAGTGACATACCATCTGTTCTCATAACAACGTCACCAATAGCTGGTGTTAATGCTTCTTGAGCAGCTTGAGTTAGTGTCTTAAGTTTTAATACTCCAGTTGTCTTCACTTCAACACCTGCTATTTTAATTGCCCCATCTGATGTATTTAATGATAATGCTTTTACTGGTGTACCTGAGTTGTATCCATCATTTTTAAGATATACACTATCGCTAGAAAACGTGCTCTCTCCCGCTACGACAAGATCACCTCCTATGTCGAGATCACCACTTGCACTTATGCTTCCTTCAACAACTAGCTCATCCTCTGATTCGTCCCAGAGCATATATTTGTCAGTCGTAGCTCCATAGAACTTGACATCATAGCCAGTACCATTTATACCGACTGTTAATAGCCCATAAATATCAACAGATGATGACCCCAGATAAAGTGGGCACGATGTCCCTTCCCCATCATATACCTGTTGAGCTGTACCAGTTATCCCACTAGTATTGTTGTCTACACGAAGAAGGCTCTTGTAACTATCCTTAACAACTATATTTGCTAATCCTGGCATAATCTCTCCTTCATATTATGTTATGTGAAAATAAACTCAGTCATTGATTGCTCTGGAACTACAAGGCTAGTGAATATTTGATAAAAGCTATGATCCCATTCATTGCTAATGTCGTTCCATTTTGCTTCTATATCTGACCATGTGCCTTCAAGTCTGCCATGAATATATTCGGTCATCGCTTGTTCAGCAACTGGAGTTATTTCATTCATTAGAAATCCTGTCCTATAACCATGTAACCACTTCCATCTTCTCCCACATTTGCATATCTTTTACCATCTAATTGTTTTTGGTGGTATTTCATCTCCCAAAATGCAGCCAATTGGGGATTAGACATCTCATAGCCACGCCCTATGCCTTTAGAGACAATAGCATCATGAAACTCTTCTAAAAGCCCAGAATCTGCTAAGTCCTCAGTAAGGTCATCAGTAAAAAGATCGCATCTCTTGATAACGTACAGTGTAACCTGCTTAGACCCCGCAGGGCCTGAAAATGTATCCCCAGACTGTGATGCAATAGCAATGCTAAGTCTATCAGTCCACCATACTTCTGGTTTAGTATAAGATTTTGCCATTATGTTAGATCCTTCTTTTCAGGTGTTCCGACTAGTCTCGGTATTCGATAACCGTCGAAGTCAACATCTGTAACTTCAAGTATTTCATCTTCTAATCCATACCATCTTGTGTCTGTTGTTGTGTCAAACTGATAGACAGCTTTAATACATCTAGTCTTTCTACAAAATTCCCTTATAGCGTCATTAAGCCATAATCTTATTTGTGTTTCCCCTATCATTGGATGATGCTGTTGAACGGCTTCTATCATTTCTTGTTGTTTCATATCTTTAATCCTATTTTAATACATAACGTGGCGAGGATCTTCTTGAGGTGCTACGTACGATTGAAAGGCAGCTAAGCTACTTCCAGCATCTTGTGAAAAATCATTAGGGTTTAGACCCATTAATGATTCTAATATTTCATTGGGAATTTCTTCACCTTTTTGTAGGTATCTTGCAGCAGCCTCTAGTGTATCCATTACTTGTTTATCAGACATGCCATCACTCCTAGATTCAATACCATGTCCAAATCGATCTCTCACCCCCTCCCTGAATGACCGATCTATGTCTGACGCTGTCCCCGCCACACTTCCTAATGCGGCCCCTCCTAATGCAGCGCCTCCGATTTGAAATGCTCTAGGGTTTTTAGCATACATCTCTCCAGCCCTTTTTGCGCCGTATGATCCAATGTTTCTGGCGCTATACGCGCCTCCGTAATTTGCAGCTTTGCTTGCAAGTTTACCTGCTTTGCTTAATAACATCATTAATTGTGGCATCATAACTTTATCCCTTTATTGTATTATTTCCCAAGAGCTTGTTCTAAAAACATCCACTCATTTGATCTCCATAGTCTATCATCAGTATCATTAGCATGTTCTTGTAAAAGTTGAGCCTTAGTTTGAAGATCGCCTTCTACAAAAGCCTTTCTAAGTTCTTTATCTATTTCAGGCATGAACTCATTTATAAGTTTCACACTTGCTTCTATTATTTGTCTCTGATCAGTTCCATGTCCAAACCTGTCCTTTTGTTGTTCAGATTCTATTATATCAGCTCTTACTTTATCTACATAGTCATTACCCTGATATGAGTCCCAATACTCTCTATCTTTAAGATATGCTTTTCTTTCAGAGTCACGAAATTCTGGATTTCTTTTATATCTATATGCGGCAATCATTCTATTGTGCTGCTCCTGTAAGAGTGCTTAAACCAAATTGATATTGAGCTTGAAGTGCTTGCATTTCCTGCATCATGGCACTATGCTCTCCGCCTTCCATTTGTAGGTTACTTGTAAATGCTGTTACTTCTTTCTGAATATCTGCTTGATAAGCTTGTAGTTGTGCACCATATCTTTGTATATCTTGTGATTCTGCAGCTGACACAAACTGAGCGTCTTGTACAGCTTTAGCTATGTAAGCTTGATATGCTGTATTCACTTCATTAAACTCGTTTAGCTCATTCTGTATAATTGCTGATATCTCTTGTATTTTAGCCATTGCCAGCTCAACATCTTCTTCAGTATCTATAAGAGTGGCTAGTTGAGTAAACTCAGCAGCTGCTACATCAACATTATATTCGGGTGCTGACCAATTTGTAGTATCTATTTCTGGTATAGTAATACCAGGAACATCAGGTGGGCTAGCGGCTATTACAAGAGTAATAGGGAAATCTGCACGTTTCTCAATTAATTGGAGCATACGTAGTCTAACAGCAGCCCCTAATACTATTAATGGTTCCATTTCTTCAATTACTACATTTGGTGCTCCAGCTGTTCCGCTAGCGTACACCCCATAGTTATCATCATATGCAATTGAGGGATAATAGACAGTATAAAGATTACCCCCATCTGGTATTACATATCCTTTGTCACCATATACGTAAAATACAGGACTTTTAGCGGTTGCCTTAAATAGGGAGTTACTATCCTCGTATCTTTCTCTAGATTTTGCATGTACCTGATGTGCTTCATAGCCATCTTTATCCGCATACAGTATCTTACTAGAACCTCCCAGCAAAACGCCATTACCATTTGTGTCTTCTCTTTTGTAAGTCATTGACTCTAAAAGTAACGGGTGAAGTGTATTTATAATTTCTCTCGCAATGTCTTTTAAAGCGTTACTTATTGCGGCTGTATCGCTAAGGCTACCTATGAGTTCCTCTATACGTGTTTGATATGTAACTGCTATTGCCATACTAATCTTTCCTTAATTTAAAAGCAGGTTTGAGGCAGGCCATATTAAGACCTGCCTCTAGCTCTGCTATAATCAGATACTCATTGTCTAAGAATCGATGAGCTTCACTACTGGAGTAGAGGAAGTTTGAGCACTACATACGCCATAGACATGCCATCTTGAACCGTCACTAATTAGATGGACCCAATCACCTGCGTCAGCACCCTCACTTTGATCAAATCGTATCCTAGTATTTGAGGTACTTGCTGATGCGATTACGACAGGATCGCTTGCAGAGACAATATAGCCAACAAAACTATCACTTGCTGACGCTCGTACTATGTCCACATCCTCTGTTGCTTCATTTCCGATTGCCTTTAAGATAAAGGAATATTCACATCCTTTATTTGCGGCAGCTGGTAATGTCACCACCAATGCTGCGTCTTCGACACCACTACCATCTAGTATGATAGTTTTTCCACTATCAGCCATACCTAATGTTGCACTAGATGTTACATCCCTTACGGCTGCGCTTGTTCCGCCAAAATAAGGTCTAGCCATGATTTAGCCTCCTTATGCTGTGACTTTCATCAAGTTATGCGATTCGATAAGCGAGATTCCGATGCCTTCATCAGAGAAATACTGATCTTTGACACCATCATATGCGTTATCACTCTTCACATTAGCCTGGAACATGGGTGAACGGTACTGAGCATGGAACATGTTACCATCTTCGATAACCAACATGTAGCCATTGTAAGGGCCTCTTAACGCAGGCGTTGGTATTAACTGGAGTACGCCATGAGGTGTTTCTAAGACTTTATAGTTAAAGCCTAGTGAATCACGTTTCATGTCGCCCAGATTAACTGTCCAGCCTGAATTACCAGCCATACCCTCAGAACCAGCCATTTTCGACCAGTAGCTTAATGCACCAGATCCGCAGAAGGCACGTTTTACTCCAGAATCTGGAACATACTGGAATACCTTCTCCATGTCATCTACGAAATCACTATAGGAGTATGAAGCTTCTGAGATAGTAAATACTGATTGATCATCACCAGAAGAAGCACCGTATTTATTTAGTGCTGATACCATACCATATGTAGTCCGTACTTTCTTACCGCCACCGTCATCTACGCCGTCATCACCAAAAGACTCTCCAGATTGGTCTAGGTTAGTCCCTCCTACCCTTTGGCCGAACAAAAATGCACGTTCTTTCTGCATTTTGTGTTCCATGCTTTTCTGTGAACGAAGACGAGCAAGTTCTGAGCTTTCTCCTCTGAGAGAAGCCTGTAACAGCGTACCAGTAATTTCAAGAGGTGTCTTGAAAATCTGAGTCGAGTTATAGACAACCTGCAGTTCGTCAGCCCACGCTTCAGGCGCTTCTGTTCCTTCGCCGTGTGCGTTACCTATCACTACTAACCAGTCATGTGCTGCTATATCAAAATCAGTACCTGATAAGTTACAGATCTCGAAATCGGAATTAGAGCCTTCTCTTATCAGTACGCTACCTTTTGAACTTGTGCCAGTAATATCACCACCCCCAGCACCATTCCAGACAGCACCTGATGCCCATACCTCACAAATAAGTCCAGCCCATGAGCTGTACTCTGTTGTGTTTAAACCATCACCACCTTCAAGGCCGATTGTTGCTTCTACTGCTGGGAGATCTTGTGCTGTCCCATTAGCTAGTAAGTCGGAAACCGCCCCCGATAGCTGGATTTTCTGGACTACCCAAGGATTACGATGCTCAAACATCTTAAAAATAGGATCATTTAAGCTTCTTGTCTCTCTATTAGATAATACAGTTGTAAAAGGAGCTACATCTGTCCACAACTCTTTTACAACCTGTGGATCAATGTAGAAGTCACGCCTGTCCAGGTATAATATACCAGTCGAGCCTCCTGTACCTAGGGTTTTAACAGCCATTGCTAATCCCTCCTATTCTATCGTTTATAATTTAGTAACCCATCGTTGAAGAGATCTTCCGCAGATTTAGGAGACGGAGACTGTCCAGTTTGAACAGCTGCAGGTGTGGGCGCCTTTAGACGCTCCTGCTGATCCATCATCTGACGTTTTCTATCTTCGGTCTTTCTTTGGGTGGGAGCCCCCTTTAAAGATTTATAAACGCGATACATGTTTTCTGGTGTTACCTCAGCGGGATTTGATAGCCATTGAACGAATTCATTGGCCTCACTCTGAGTAGCACCAAAAGACTGAGCAGAGGTTCTTGCATTAGAAATAATAGCATCAGTACGCTGCTGTTGAGCTTGCATACGATATGCGTTCTCTCGCTGAATATCCGCATGTTCAAGAGCGGCTATTTTATCAACAAGATAACCCTGCATGTTTGCGTTATACTTAAAGGACTCACTTTCTGGGTCACTATATGCGTCTACCTCGTTATAACTTGACGGTTTAGTAGGCTGTATTGGCATCTTCGATAGGTCTTCAGGGTTCATTTGTTGATTACCCTGAGGTTGGCTATTGGAGAATGATTGCGATTGCCCTGTAACACGCTGTTCCAACATATCCATAATATCTGGATTTTGTTGAAGGGCATGTTCTAATGGTGCCATTGTATTCTCATAAAATGACACCTGTCTTTGCAAATCGCTCTTCTCATTCGACAGCTTATCATGCTTACTTTGCCAAAATTCATGTCGACGAGGATCGTCTTTAGGCTGGGAATCGTCGCCTATTTGCGGTTCTAGTTCATCACCCGCAGCAATAGACTCTTCCGTGATCGTACCAAAGCCCCCTGTAACATCGAATTCATCAATGCTCTCAGCCTGGATATCTATACCTTCAGTAGGTATCTGTGTATCTTCTATCGGGAACTCAGCGGCATCACGTGTCTCTAATTGTGCATCCATTTTACTCTCCTTGGTTATTTGTAGTTACTACCACAGCAACAACCTTTCACTAATAATTTTCATCTTATTTAAAACCTATCTTCTACCCAATCTCTAGCTCTGCCAAATAACCTTCCTTCTCGGCCACCTTGAAATAGACCCTTATTATCTCTCCATCTGTCTCTTAAAGCCAGTGGATCATATACTTGTTCTATTTTCTCTGGTGCAAAATTTGGTACACGTGGACCCATACTACTAGCTATACCTGGCATACGGCTTAATGCACGTATTTTAGCTGCAGCCCTATTCTCAGCAGCTTCCTGAACTTTTAATTCTCTTCTACTAGACGCACGATTTCTTGTATCTTCCATTTCGACTTGCCTTTGTACACGACGCTGATCGCTAAGAGCTTGTCTTTCTGAGAGTCTATCTATACTAGCCTCTCTTCTATCTGTTGCTCTTTGTCTACTGGCTCCTCTTCTATTTAATGCTTTTAGTCTACTAGCCTCTCTTCTTTCTGATGCTCTTTGTCTCGCAGCTAATCTAGGATCTATGGGCCACTCATCCATATTTGGATTATCAATAAGATTCTGAGCCTGTCTTTGTTTCACCAGTGCATCATAATCAAAAGGAGTCATATCTTCAGTCGAAGTTATGTTTCCAGCTATCCCCCTTGAATATGGCGGGGGATTAAGCATTAAAGAATTATAATCCATAGATGGATCAGATCCTCTCATGCCTGGAGCATTAAGCCCTGTTTCATAATAAGGGTCACTTTGTTCATAATAAGGGTCACTTTGTTCTTGGGTATTCTTTGCCATTAACGCAAATAGTGGGTTCATAGTGGTGTTATCCTTTTGGCTTCTTTCTCAGCAGCTTTAGTTTCTTCCTTTAGCTTTTTTAGTTCATCTCCAGCCCTAGCTTGAAATAAAGATGAGGTCATTTCTGCTTTTGCCTCAGCCTTGGCCAGCTTCTTTTCAAATTCTTTTACTTCCACACGTTTCTTGTCGTGCATACTTTCTCGTTGAGCAGTCTGTAAATCTCCTTTTAGTTTCTTTATCTCTTCGCCTGCCTGCTGTAGTTGTCCTTGTAGCTGCATGATCATATCCTTGCGTTTAAGGACACCCTCAACGTCAGCTACATCTGTTTGTTTTAGTACCTCTATCTGATCAATAATACCTGTCTGATATAGCTGCATGTAATATTCAAACCTTGCCCAACGATTAGATGGTAATGTTGATCCTGTAATGACTATTACATCGTATTTACCAGTAGTAACGTCATTAATCTTTTCTATAACTTCACCTGTAAGCTGATCGTGAAGATTATAGTTTATAGAAATTTCTGAGGGAGCCATGTTAGGATTTATAAGGCGTACTATCTTCGTCTCTGTATAATAGGTCTGAATCATTTGAACTATTACCTTAGCTAGCTGGTTTACTCCGTCTTCGATATCATCACGCTTAGATTTAATACGACGCTGCCCATATTCATCGAGGGCAATAGTGCCCTTATAGGTTTGAGGAGCTCCTTCTGCTTGCCCCTGCATCATAGCATATATACCAAGAATTCGTTCAACATCTGCCTTTGCATCTGCCTCATTCTTATAAAGTTCATTAGGGAGGGGAACAGGGCCTGCTACGATAGGTTGGCCAAGTTCTGGATCAAATTCGATGACAGCAGTACCCGCTCTAGCCCATTCTTCTTCCAATCTTTGTTTATCCATGGATCCTCTAGGTATAAGAAGCTTAACATTCGTAGAACTAGACGCATGTGCTACAATAAGAGAACGTATTTTATTAATATATTCTTGTAGTCCCCTGACTATACGAACATCGCTTTGCGGATAGGGATTTCTATGGAAACCATTCATAAGCGTAACTATTGGATATGTATCAACAGGAAGTTCATGTTCATATAGACGCTCATCGCCAACACACAGCATGTGTACTATCCTATTGAGCAGTACATTATTGCAGACGATCTCCTTGCGTTTTTCGAGCAGTTTCTTAGTGATCCCCTGTATAGAAACAGTTGTTTGACCATTTGGATCCTCACCAGGTAATGTTACCTGTTGTCCAGATGCTTCGTCTATTTCAGTATGAAAGACCATACCCATAGAGTCATAAATACCTAAAAGGTTTGCTACTTGATTCTTTTCAGTAATAATCTCTTCTTTCCCATCAGGAGTAGTGACAATAAAGGCGGGCTCTTCTAAATAAGCCTCATATTGTCTATCTGTAAGTATTTTCTCTTCATTGCTATATGGATCATAGCAATGCCAAAGAGGTTTTCTAATTTTAGTATATCTATCCATAACCTCTAATTCTACGTCATTATCAGCAACACGCTGTCTTTGAGAGATATCCTGTGGTGATAACTGTTCATCAAAGAGCCCAAACCGCGAGGTAGAGGAGCCAGCTATATAACTAGTCTCTTGGGCTCTATCTATGATGTCTGCATAATCTGGATAAAGATTCTTAAGCTGAGAACGCATTATACGTTTAGCTACAATCATATGTGTAGAATCACTTGCGAAAGGACTTTTACAGCTAGGATCTAGATATAGATCAAAAGGATTAATAGAACGTAGGAATATTTCACCCTTACCAAAATCTTCATGAGGATCGTAATAAGCCATTAGAGCCCCCATGCCTTTGACATAATAATCGTCTATTGCCTGCTTTAATTCCATATTACCGCTAGAGTTGTCCCAAATATAGGTCATAAGGTCAGAAAAGGCCTTCGCAGTCTTAATATCGGAATTTTCACGTGCAGTGGCCTGGAAACGTGGTTTATTCGCAGTTAGAAGGGCTTTTGCCTGCTCTACTGCTGGAAGGATAACATTGACTACTACAGGCTCTTGATTGCGGTCTCTAAGAGAATTAACCTGTTTAGTAGACCATTGCTTGCCAGCACGAAATTCATTATCCTCCGAGGCCTGTTTAAACCACGCAGAACGAGCCGAAGAGTATTCCTGTAGTAAATCTTGTGTTAATTGTACGGATGGGTCTTTAGCTGGCATAACACTCCATATAATTAAAGTTCATGAACGTGCAATTTTACGCATAAATATTGATAAAGTTTCATGCAATGAGCCAATCTGAAGTACGTTCCTTCTTTTTACGGATAACTTTGACCTTTTCCTCAGATATTTCGGTGTGATAGGGAGAATAGACATTTTTAGTAGCATAGTACAGACCATCTAGTAAATCGTCATTTCTACCTCTGGGATACAATAAGAGCTCATCTTTTAGCTCCTGCATGTCTTTTTGTATATATAGCTTCTTCTGAGCCATAAACGGCTGCATGGTTTCTAATCTGTAGCTTTTTGCGGTCCTAGGTCGCTCCTTAATTTCCAATCCTGGTATAAACAGCCCTTCTTCATCGCATCGTCTTCTCAGATATTCCCTAAGCATCTCCTGATAGCCAACTGATTCGATCCTAGTCTTCTGAGGTTTATAGGTATTGTAGTAATCTATGATGGATTCCGCTAAATCTAGGGGAGTAGCACGTTTACGGTAGTAAGGCAAAACATACCTATTGTTACTATTATCGATAGCTACAGCGACTATTGTCGAATAATCTGCTGTTCTACGAGTAGATGAGGCTGGATCTACACCCATAAAGACATTAACAGGCCTATCCTCATCGTCAGCAAACCTCATGAATGCCTTATTCTCAGCATCCAGGAAGAATTCAGCATCATAGTACTGAAGATACTCTTCCTTGAAGAGCTGATCCTCATCACCTACTATCTGACATAGGTATTCTCTATAAAAGACAGACACACGATTAATAGAGGCTAATTCATCTTTCTTCTTTTTTAGCTTCTCTATTGGGTGCCATTCTTCCCATAATGCAATCCCTTTGTCAAGATCAGGGGCAAAATGCATATTAGTCCATCCATTCATCTCTTTAAGAGTTTCAACCATACATCTCTGATGCTGGGGAGTTCCAATAATAGCTATTCTTCCTTTAGAAGGGTCTAAAGATGGAACTGCTGACTGTAAGAGCCACCTAAGATTCTGTTCCATCGCTTCTGCAGTCTTAGTGTTGTTCTCATCTTCAGGATCGTCTACGATAATTAAGGTAGGACGCTGGTTACCGACCTTTATTCCCCTTAATTGCTGTCCTGTACCCTTACAGACAATAACTGAGCCATCCTTTAGCTCTACTTCAGCTCTAGTCCATATCTTTGCTGAATGCATTCCCCAATAGCCAAAGAGAGACCTGAACTCCTTAGAATAGTCAAATGTGTCTTTTATTGTTCCTAGAAGTTTTACAGCGTGGTCTTGTGTCCTACTGACAAGAACTATAAGTTTTTTCCCTTTATCGAATAGCAGATGATAAAGTGGGAATATCCCCCCAACGATGGAGCTTTTCGCATGACCCCTAGGAGCTATGATATTTACCTGACCGTTACTTTTATCCATAAGAACATCGGCTATTTCATAGTGAAATTTCGGAGAAGGAGCTACAAACATGTTAGGCACTGCGATCCTACCAAAAAGCACCATGTCGTTCTCTAGTTTCTGTAGAATAGCTCTTTTATCTTCTTCCATGTCATCTTGAATAATACGATTATAAGTGTCTTAAAGTCTGGTTCGAGGTAAATAAGGTACTTAACCATCTTCCACCAGCTGGCATCGGGGCCTGGATAACGCATTTTAGTAGTCATCCAATGTTGAAGAAGCCTGAACACCGTCAATTCGTGATAATGCGCTTTCTGCCAGCCTATTTAGCCAGAAAGGAAGGTTTTCATCAGAAGTTGCAATCCTTTCTAATGCAGAAAGTGCTATTTCTAACTGTGCAAGAGCTATTGACAACGTATCGGTACCGTTATATAATGCGTCAAGGTTGTCTTGGCTCATTCTGCTCGACTCGCTGTCCAAGTTTTAGCTTATTCTCCTCTGTCGCTATTTTATCGGCTATCTGTCTAGTCATATCGATCTCAATAGTATCGGTAATGACTTTCTTAGAGGGTTTCATCTCTAATAGATCCATAAAATTTTCGGTAGCTCGAAGAATACCGCTCACATCGCCTTTTCCCCTAGCAATGTCTATTGCCTCTAGGACAGTTTTGATCACATAGTCCTGATTAACGCCATTCTTTGATAAAACTTCCTTTAGCTTCTCTTCTACCATTTCCATTATTCGCTCCTCTTTGAATAATCTCCTTACAGTGGCTTTTGGTATTAACTGATCAGGTCTGTATATACGGCCTAAAAGATCCCAATCTATCTGATTGTTACTCAAAAGCTGTGTTACATATGCCATTACAGTGGTTTTGGTGCGTGTCTTGTTCGCCTCCTGCTCAGCCCAGTCACGAGGTTTTATGTAACAATATCTGTGTGCAGCCCTGTTCGGCTCAAACAGCAGCTTTGAAGAACCAGGATACCACTGTACACCATAACAGGTCTTTATAATAATTCTTACCCTGTTTCTCTTGTCTTTGTGCTCCTTTCTAAAGAGACATTCTCCTACATATCCATCATCAGAAAGAGCCATTTCCCCAGGATTCGCCTTGCTCCAATGCTTATAGGCAATTCCTTGCTCGTCTGCTTCATCTTTAGTGTAAACAGTCCAAGTACCAGTGAACTTACCCCGAGGTCTCTGAATTGTCTCCATTACATACTATGTATAATACTATACTTATTAAGATACACCTCTATGTATATCGCATATGTATTCATAATACTATAACACTATATATAATACTATTCTTAATCCATACTCTCCACTTTGGGTTTGTTTAAGATACCCTCTATAATCCTTACAGCTATCTTATGCTCTGCCTCATATATGTCGTTGTCGCCATGTATTTCAGATATAATTTTATTAAAATCTTCTAAAGGCATGGATCTTAACACCCATGTGTTTAATAAAGGATCATATATTTCATACTCTACTTTACTCATGCTCAAGTTTAACTTTAACTCGCTATACTTTGCAATACTTTTGTACAGGTACTAGATTCTGAAAATATATCAAGAATGGGAGTGTGAGGTTAAACAAGAACCTACCCCCATTCAATTAGGGTGTTCGATGTCTTATTAGGTTGAAACCGTTCGTTGAGTTTGCATTACGTTGATGACTGCGTCATCAGGCTACGCCCCCGCCCATGACCACCAGCTCGCCAGCCCCTCGCCTGCGGCGAGCCCCTGTCAGGAGGGTGGGTAAAGCAGACTCCCTTATAGATGGTGTTCCTCTATCTGGTATAATAACCGTAAGGCAGGACAAGGGTGACAGTAGTTGAGTACACTTTAGCCTTACTTATACCAGACTGAGGAATCCATACGTTTAGTACATCGTATTCTTCTTTTAGTTCAACTAAATAAAGGAGTTCGTAATGATAAAGCAACTACTAAACAAACTATTCAATCTATTTGGCTATTCAATTATACTTATAGAATTGCCAAAGGATACCACTGAATGTACTAAGCTC